CGACATCATCAGCAAGATTACTTATGGAACCACTACCAACTTTAGATGTTATCGTAGATCCCAGTTCGCCAGCAGCACCAACTACACCGTCAACACTGAATGCAGCATCTGCTGCTGCCAAGGCACTGTTTAGATCGCCTGACGCTTGGTTTAGTGCTGACCCAATATCACCGCCTAGATCGCTAGTCAACTTGTCCAAATCGCTTTTGGCTTGGTCCGAAACCTGTTTGAGATTGGCTTGGTTCTTCTGTTGCTGGTCAACGGCGACCGCAACGCCAGCTACAAGTACGGCTAAAGGTGCTATTTTTGGTAAACTCATTTTGGTAAAATTTCCTTTTAATAATACTATTTATTTCTGTAATTATGTGCTATTATATTACTTATATAACCGGAGAAAATACTCATGACAATTGGGCAACCAAAAAAGATAAAATATCTAACAAATAAGGATTTATTAGCGGAAATACACCGCAGTAAAGCCACTTTCTGTTCCTACACTGACGATAGCTATGGTCAGTACGATATTATACTGCCATCACTAGAAAAAGTTAACATTAGAACCGTAGCTGAAGCAAAACGTAACCGTGCTGCTAGGCTATCTAAACTTGCACATGCTGAAGCAGTTGAAGCCGCAGGTAAAAAGATGCCTGCAAAAGGTTTTGAAATAGACTATCGTAAAATGCAAAAAGAAGATTTAGTTTTCAGAATTATGACATTTGATCATGTTCCGTTAGAGCCTGGTCGTAAAAAGACTGTTAAGACTGTAGCAGATGCACATGAGAAAGTAAACTTTCCGCCATTCCAACATTGGAAGTTTGATGACAAAGGAAACCTAATTTGTGTAGGTAAAAGTCATTGGGTAGGAGGTATGGAGAATGGATACTTTGATAAAAAATGTGGACAAATGACAAACGACCTTGCAAGAATGTTTATGAAGTTGTGTGATAGATATGCAACTAGAGGTAATGTTAGAGGATACACATATAATGACGAAATGAAAGGACAGGCTATACTACAATTAGCGCAGATTGGTTTACAATTTGATGAATCAAAAAGTAACAATCCATTTGCTTATTATACTGCGGCTGTAACAAATAGTTTTGTTAGAATTATTAATATTGAAAAACGCAATCAAAACATTAGAGATGACATTTTAGAAATGAATGGTATGAATCCAAGTTGGACAAGACAAAATGCTGATTCACATCCTAGTAAACCCAAAGAAAAGAAAAAGACTTGACAAGCTGCCTAAAGTTAGTTATAATAACATAAGGAGTAAAAATGCCGTTATTTAAGAAAGCAGCCTGCTTCACTGATATACACTTTGGTATGAAAGGTGGAAGTAGAACGCATAACATGGACTGCGAGGAATTTGTAAAGTGGTTTTGTGACGAAGCAAAAGCCGCTGGTGCTGAAACTTGCATATTTTTAGGAGACTGGCATCATAACCGTGCGACTACAGATGTTAGCACGATGAACTATACAGTTTCTAATTTAGAAAGAATTAACGAAACATTCGAAAAGACTTACTTTATGGTAGGTAATCATGATTTGTTTTATAAAGACAAACGTGAAATTAACTCTATTGAGTTTATGAGATTGTTTCCTAACATCATTCCTATTACAGATGTTTTCACAGAAGGCGAAGTAACATTGTTACCTTGGCTAGTAGGTGAAGAATGGAAGATGGTTCCTAAGATCAAAAGTAGATATGTTTTTGGTCATTTTGAACTTCCACTGTTTTACATGAATGCTATGGTACAGATGCCTGATCACGGAACACTACAAGCTGATCATTTTGTAAATCAAGAATATGTTTTTAGTGGACACTTCCACAAAAGACAAACCAAAGGTAATGTAACATATATTGGTAATGCATTTCCACACAACTATGCAGATGCATGGGACGATGAACGTGGTATGATGTTTTTAGATTGGGGTGGAACTCCTGAATACAAAACATGGCCTAAACAACCAGTGTTTAGAACATTTAAACTTAGTCAACTACTTGAAGATCCTGATAAAAACTTAGGCGAAAATATGCATTGTCGTGTTACTATCGATGTGCCTATTAGTTTTGAAGAAGCAAACTTTATTAGAGAAACTTTTATTCCACAATACAAACTTAGAGAACTAAGCCTTATTCCAGAAAAGGTAGAGATAGAATCAAATGTTGATCCTATTGACCTTACATTCGAAAGTGTTGATACAATTGTTATGAATCAGATTGAAGCAATTGATAGTGATACTATTGACAAACGTATGCTAGTAGAGATATATAGGGACCTCGGACGTAATCAATGATAAAAATTAAAGATGTAACTGTAAAGAATTTTATGAGTGTGGGTAACCAGACTCAAGCAATTAACTTTGACAAAGGTGAACTTACTCTTGTGCTAGGTGAAAATCTAGACTTAGGTGGTGACGATAGTGGTTCCAGAAACGGCACTGGTAAAACTACTATCGTCAACGCAATTAGCTACGCAATATATGGCAATGCACTAACAAACATCAAACGTGATAATCTTATTAACAAGATTAACGGTAAAGGAATGCTTGTTACAATTAACTTTGAAAAAGACGGTATTGACTATAAGATTGAACGTGGTCGAAAGCCTAATATTACAAAGTTTACAATTAATGGCAAGGACTTTGAAGAAGACTCTGATGAGAGTCAAGGTGATAGTAGAGAAACACAAAAAGTAATTGAAGAACTATTTGGTATGTCGCATGATATGTTTAAGCATCTTATTGCATTAAACACATACACTGAGCCTTTCCTTGCATTAAAGAATAATGATCAACGAGCAATCATTGAACAGTTGTTAGGTATTACACTATTATCTGAAAAAGCCGAATGTCTCAAAGAAGAGATGAAGATTAATAGAGATGCAATGAGCTCTGAAAATACAAGAATTGAAACTGTTAAAATATCTAACGAAAAGATTCAACAAAATATCGAATCATTAGAACGCAAACAGCGTATGTGGGAAGATCAAAAGACAACCGCTTCTAGTGAACTTGAGTCAAGTATTAAAATATTACAAGAAATTGATATTGAATCAGAGATTGAAGCACATAAATGTTTAGATGATTTTAATAAAAAGCAATCTTTAATATCAGAAGCAAGACGTTGGATTGCTAACATTGAAGCAGATGATTCTAAACAAGAAAAACTGATTGAAAAATTAGATAGCGAAATTGTTTTACTTAAAGAACACAAGTGTCATACATGTGGACAAGATCTGCATGATAAAAAGCAAGAAGAAATTCTTAATGCTAAGGAACAGCAAAAGCAAGAAGCGTCTGAACAGATTGTTAATAACAACAAACAACTAGAAGAACATCAAACTGTTATTGCAGACATTGGCGAGCTAGAAGGCTGTCCGCCTACACAATATGATACACTAGAACAAGCATTACAACATAGAAGTACTGTTGAAGGTTTAGAAAAAGATTTACAAGCAAAGAAAGATGATGTTAATCCTTACAGTGAACAAATTACAGAACTAAAAGATACTGCAATACAAGAAGTAAGTTTTGATTTACTTAATGAACTAACAAAAGTAAAAGATCATCAGGATTTCTTATACAAACTATTAACAAACAAAGACAGTTTTGTTCGTAAGAAAATTATTGAGCAAAATCTTGCATACCTAAATCAGCGTATCACATACTACTTGGCAAAGATTGGGTTGCCACACATTGTTGAATTCCAGAACGACTTGACTGTTGTAATTACACAGCTAGGACAAGACTTAGACTTTGATAATTTAAGCAGAGGTGAACGTAATAGACTTATTTTATCTATGAGTTGGGCATTCCGTGATGTTTGGGAGAGCTTATATCACAGTATTAACTTGCTGTTCATAGATGAACTAGTAGATAGTGGTATGGACAGTGCTGGAGTAGAATCTAGCATTGGTATTCTTAAGAAAATGACTAGAGAAAGACAGAAAAATGTATTCTTGATCAGTCATAGAGATGATTTAACAAGTCGTGTTAATCATGTACTAAAAGTAATTAAAGAAAACGGTTTTACATCTTACAGCAACGATGTTGAAATTGTGGAATAGGTATGGCAACAGATTCACATGACCAAATGATTGAAGCGTTTCAAAAATACTTTAAGTGGCAAGAACGCTTTGAGTATCATGGTAGTGATGAAGCAGGAATTAAGGCAAGATTTTGGCTGAGTGAAATTAGAAAACATGCAAGTCAACGAAGGCTAGAAGTACAAGAAAAACGATCAGAGAGAAAATTAGCCAGAAAGGGCCAGGTCGGACGTCCAAAGAAAGTAACTACTAATGATGACGTCAGAATGGACCTACCAGAAGAAGAAGATTAAAGAACTTCCAGAAGATTGCGAAGGGTTCGTCTACCTGATTACAAATATCACTAACGACAGAAAATACATAGGCAAGAAACTAGCAAAATTTAAAAAAACACGCCCGCCACTCAAGGGCAGAAAAAATAAAAGACGTTCAAAAGTAGAAAGTGACTGGAGAGACTATTGGGGATCCAGTGAGCATTTACTAGCAGATGTAGAAGAGTTAGGCAAAAACAAATTCACAAGAGAAATAATACATTATTGTCCAAGCAGAGGCGTACTTAGTTACTTAGAGGCTAAAGAACAGTTTGATCGTAGAGTACTAGAATCAGACGAATACTACAATGGCATAATCAACGTAAGAGTAGGCAGTTCTAAAGTGTTAAAAGAAGAATTAAAACGATTAAATGAGTCTTAATTTACATTTTATACAGAACCACAACTAATACATAATATATCCCTAGGCAAATATACACCGTTAAATAAGCCCGCCACGGCGCTATCATGTGGTCCTAAGTCCGTTCTGATGTGTGACGGTAAGGAATTCTGGTTAACGGCAGAGGTATAACAGCACTATCCTTAACAGGACGCTGATCGGATACGCCTAAGCAGAACCGATTTGCTGTATATTAATAGAAGTAATTTAAATAGGCTAAATGAGCGAGTAATTCTCGCAGGTTTATTATATAAGTTAGCGTTTGTATAGTAAACTGCCGTTGTACATAAGATACTAAGACGGATTGAGTAGGTAACGGATAACCGCCTACGCTATGTAATTTAAGATACATTGTAGATCTAACGCTATTGTGACTGTGCGAACTCAGATAATGTTCAAAACACACCTTTGGCCCCGACAACGGGCTAATTGTGACCATACAATCTAGATAATGCTAAAACTGCTTCGCAGTTAATAGTTAAAATAATTTTAACACTTGAATACTTTCGCATAAGTAATAGCGAAGCAAGTGCGTTGAGCGATAGCGAAAACGCAGAACAGCTTTAGCTGTTCTTTAAATAAATACATATATGATTTACATGGAACTATCGATATGAGACTTAGTGAAATAATTAGCGAACAACAGTTAGATGAACGTCCTATGGGAGTATTAGGTAAGATTGGTGCTAGGGCACAGAGATTTGTACCTGGTAGAACTGGACGTAGGGCTAAAGGTAAACTTGAAGTTGGCGCTATGGCTAACGAGATATCAGACAAGTTCGATTTATTCCTAGGTAAGGTAGGTGGTAAAGAAGGTGCAACACCAGAACTTGTAATTTCCTTCCTACAAAAAAACGGATATCCTACTAAGGGTGCAGAAGCGGCTATGAAAGATCCTACTATGTCACAAAAAGTAGGTGCAGTAGCAGGAGCGGTTGCAAAAGGTGTAAAAGATACAGCTACCGCGGCGGCTGGCGCCGTAAAGACAGGAGTAGCGACTGCTAAAAAATCTGCGGCAGCACCGGCAGCAAAGACAGCACCGATTCCAACACAAACAGATCAAGCAAAAGCAAAAGTAGGCGGAACAGATCTAGCAGCAAGTATTGATCGTTCACACATGACACCTATTGCAGAAGGCTTTAGTGGTGGACAACTAGACAAAATTTTTATGGCAGCAGCCAAAGACAAGATTGCTGCAGACGAAGGTGGTATTGCAGCACCCAGTGCAGGTAAAGTAGATCCAGCTGATGCAGGTAAGCCAGGTGCAGGTGGCTTTGCTTCAAGTTTTAAACAAGCATATAACAAAGCTAGAACAGGCACAGATGGTGCCGCAGACGCGAATACAGCGTCAACAGCAGGCGATCAACCCGCAGCAGCACCAAATGCAGCCAGCATGGAAATTCCAGCTAATATACAGAAGCAAATAGACGATTTGAAACCTGAAGATAAAAAACAATTGGCGATGATGATATGAGATTAGATCAACTACAAAGAAGAAAACTAATTACTGAAGGTTGGAACGAACCAGCTTTTACACTGTTTGAACAAAAAACAGTTCATCCTTGGATAACAAGCATTGAACGTTATGTGGTTGAGGCACAACTTTCACAGGACCAAATTAACAATTTATTTACAGGTGTTGAACAGGGTGCAACAGCATCAGGCAGCAACAGAACAGCAATTGGTAAAGGTGCTGATGTTGCTAAATTGCCAGTTGAAGCAGTTAAATGGATCAACAACAAAGTTAATGAACTAGGTAAAGCAGCAAAAGAAACAGGACCAGTTAAAAACATAGATGCCAAGTTTGCTGAACTAAAAACAAAGATAGGTGACAAAGACAACAATGTTGTTAAAGCAGTTAAGGCTGTTAGTGATTGGGCAAAAGCCAATCCAGGCAAAGCAAGTATAGCGGTTGCTATTCTAACTGCGGCAGCAGCAATTGCAGGTGGACCACTAGGTGGTGCAGTAGCAGGTTTCCTTACAAGAGCAACTAAAGATTTATT